GTGCGAAAAGTGCAGGACACTCAGCCTTTTATGGTCTGTAAAGTGTCCTTTTTGCTTTTCGCAGAGAAATTTTGATAAGAAAGTAATTGCAAATAAAAGAAAAAGGAAGCGTGATATATATGGGTTCTGTGAGAGCGATACAGAGGAATAAAGTTAAAAAGATAGTTGGAAAAAATAAGAATGTTAGAAAATTCTGGCAAAGGTTAATGATTAAGAAAAATGGCATAATTGCTTATTTGAATGAATTTAATAGGACTACAGGCAGTCGAAAAAGTATAACAGATGTCTATTATAGTTGAGGTATGGAAGATGATACAAATGGAAAGAAAAGCAAGAAGAAAAGATAAGGTAATGCATGGGATAATATTTATTTTGGTTATTATATTAGGAATGTGTATTATGGTGTCAGTCAATCAGCAACAGTGGAATAATAAAATTAAGTTAAACGATATGGAAATAAGAATTGATAACCTGGAAACGTGGATTGATGAAGTTGAAAAGAATGGGATAAATATTAAATAGATTAAATCAAGATTGAGGACATGGTAATTTATTACATATACTTGTATGTATTGATATAACTGAAAAGTAAAAAATAATCTTATTGGACACAACCCGTTTGAGGATAAGATAGAAAATGTAAGGTTTGATAATTTATGGAAATAGTTGAACCAATTAGAGACAAAAATTTAATTTATAATATATATGATTATCTGGAAAATAAAAAATGTATAGGAGTAGCAAATAATAGAGATTATTTATTAGTTTATGTTGGATTTAATACAGGACTTAGAATAAGTGATTTATTATCACTAAGAAAATTTCAATTTTTAAATAAAGAACATTTAATTCTAAGGGAAAGTAAGACTAAAAAATTAAGAAAAATGATTATAAAACCAAGGATGAGAAAAATTGTAAATGATTATATAGAATTTAATAATATACAAGATTTTTTATTTACTGCCAGATATAAAGATACAAGTATGTCAAGAAAAACAGCATATTACATTATGAAAGACATAGAAAAAAGATTTAAATTAAGAAATATTGGTACTCATACACTTAAAAAAACATTTGGGTATCATTTTTTCAAGGATACAAATAAATTTACGATATTACAGAGATTATTTAATCATGCAAGTGCAGAGGAAACTCTTAAATATATTGGGATTAATCAGGATGAGTTAGACGAAGTATTAATAGATTTTGAAATATAGGTGAGTTTATGAATAGAGATTTAAGACAACAGAATAAACAAGCAAGCAAAGATAAAAAAAAAGTAAATATAGAGACTGGATAAGTATTAAAAACGAATATGAATCAACTGAAATATCAACTAGAGGATTGGCTAATAAATATAAAATACCTTATAGGACAATAAGAGATAGAGCTATAAGAGAAAAATGGGCTAAAAGTAAAGCTGAATACCAGAGCAAAGTCAGAGCGAAGACAGAGCAAAAAACAATAGAAAAAATTTCAAATGATATTGCAAACACACAAGCCAAGCACTTTAAACTATCAAATGATTTTTTACATATAGTAGAGAATGCTTTGAACAATAAAGATGAATTTAATACTTTTGTTGACAAGGTAAAAGAAGGCTCTAAAGATTATTTTTCAGAAGAGGTAAGAGAATTTATTCTTGAATCAGTAAATGATAAAAAAGTTTTGAACATGGTAAGTGCTTTTGAAAAGATACAAAAGGCACAAAGGCAGATACTTGGAATAACTGATATAAAAGAAAATATAAATGTTGATATAAAGCAAAGAGAATTTGAACATAAAAAGTTTATGGATGAAGAAAGATTGAAGATTCAGAGAGAAGAATTAGAATATAGAAAATGGCTTGAAAAAGAAAAGTTAAAGAAGGATGAAATTAACATAGATGAAGAGGATGATGGATTTATTGAGGCTCTTGGCATAGCTACTGAGGAAGTGTGGAAAGATGTCGAATTTGAAGACAAAGAAGAAGAGTAATAAATTTTCATTTAAGCCATTTAGTTTTAAGCAAAAGCAAATATTAACATGGTGGTGTAAAGGTTCTCCTTATACTGATTTTGTTGGCATAATAGCAGATGGAGCGATAAGAAGTGGCAAGACCGTATCAATGGCATTATCTTTTATAATCTGGTCTTGGACATGCTTTGCAGAACATAATTTTGCAATGTGCGGAAAGACAATTGGGAGCTTTAAAAGAAATGTATGGATATGGCTGAAATTAATATTATTCCTTAGAGGATTTAAAATAAAAAAATGTTCCGACATAGGCGAGAATGTTTTTTTTATACATAAAAAAGGGCGAGGAAACTATTATTATATTTTTGGTGGAAAAGATGAGAGAAGCCAAGATCTTATACAAGGTATTACACTAGCAGGGATATTATTTGATGAAGTCGCATTAATGCCAGAATCTTTTGTAAATCAAGCTACTGGTAGATGTAGTATCGAAGGTAGTAAATTTTGGTTTAACTGTAATCCAGAAGGCCCTTATCATTATTTTAAGATTGATTGGATAGATAAGGCAAAAGAAAAGAAAATTTTATATCTGCATTTTGTAATGGATGATAATTTATCATTGTCTGAAAGTATAAAACAGAGATATAAAAGCATGTATTTCGGTGTATTCTTCAAAAGATACATCCTTGGTCTTTGGGTAATTGCTGAGGGCATTATATTTGATATGTTCAACGAAGAAAAACATATTGTCGACACCAGCAATATGCAATTCGATAAATACTATGTGAGCTGCGATTATGGTGTGTATAATGCTTTATGCTTTCAATTGTGGGGATTTAAAAATAATATATGGTACATGACTAAAGAATATTATTATTCTGGAAGAGAAGAAGGAAAGCAAAAAGATAATGAATTATATTACGAAACTTTAGATAAATTTATTGGGGATAAAAGAATATTAGGAATAATTATAGACCCTTCCGCTACATCATTTATACAGACAATTAAAAAATATAAGAAATTTAAAGTAATTAAGGCTAAAAATGATGTAAAAGAAGGAATAGAAAACACTGGAACAGCATTAAATACTAACAAGATATTGATTGATAAAAGTTGTAAGAACATGATAAGAGAGTTTTATTCTTACATGTGGGATGAAAAAGCAGCCGAAAGAGGCGAAGAGCAGCCGATTAAACAAAATGATCATTGTTGTGATTCCCTACGTTATATGGTAAATACTGTAATTGGTAAGAAAAAATCTATGTTTGAAGATAAAGCAGCATAAAGGAGAAATACATTGTTTACATCAAATCAATTAAAATTAAGGACAGATAACCCTGTCACAAATGAATTAATAATAGCAGAGCAGATTGAAAGCGACTTAGTATCTGAGTTTAAAATAAATGCATATAAAGGATACTTGTATTATAGGAGAAAAAACACTTATATTGCAAATATAGAAAACATCAGAAATAACGAACTTTGGGAAACAAATCATAAATGCGGTTCTGGATTTTTTAAGAAAATTGTAGATCAAAAAATTAATTATCTCTTAGGTAAAAAAGTTGTTGTAAACAATGCGGATGGCTGCAATGCTGTCTTTGATATAAATGATATAATTAAAAAAGCTGCTAAAGAAGCAGCAAAGAAGGGTGTAGAATGGCTACACCCTTTTATCAATCGAGATGGCGAATTTAAAATAATAAATATAGATGGTAGAGAGTGTATTCCTGTTTGGGATACAGAGTATGAGAACGAATTACAACAAATGATTAGATATTATCAAATTGCTGTAATTGTGGATAATAAAACAATCTTAAGATACAAGGTTGAATTATGGGACAAAGAAAAAGTATCTTACTATATGCAGGATGAAGAAGGAAACTATTATTTTGATAGTTCTATAGAATATAACCCTCTATATCACTGGTCTATAAATACAACAATCGCTGGAAAAGTAGTAGCTACAGAGTTTAATGGATGGGGTAAAGTTCCTTTTGTGCCATTGTGGAATAATGATGATAAAGTTAACGACCTTGAAGCAATAAAGCCCGACATTGACTTATATGATGTCGTAAAATCCGACTTTGGAAATAATATAGATAGATTCCAAGATGCATTATTAGTTGTAAAAAATCATAGCGCTGAAAGTTACGAAGTTTTCCTAGACAATCTTAAAAAGCATGGTGTAATTGAGATTGACGAAGATGGAGATATAAAATGGCTAACTGTCGAAATACCTATTGAGGCAAGAAAGGTATTTCTAGAAATTATTCGTGATGATATATTTGAATTTGGTCAGGCTGTTGATACTCGAAGGGTAGCTGATAGAAATACAACTAATGTAGTTATCAAGTCAAGATACGCCGATCTGGATTTAAAAGCTGATGATCTGGAAGCAGAAACAACAACAACAATAAAAGATATATACTGGTTTATAAATAAATATCTTGAGATTACAGGACAAAAACAAGATGATTTAAAGCAAATTGACATAGTATATAACAGAAATATTATATTTAATGAGTCAGAAACAATAGATAGTATGCTAAAAAGTAAAGGAATCATAAGCGATAATACTGTAATAAGTAGACATCCGTGGGTTGATGATTTAGAAGAAGAATTAAAAAATGTTGCTAAGGATGAAAAGAAAAATCTAGAAAACATGAATAACGAGGAACCATTTGGGCAAAATAATAAATCTGAAAATGTACAAGAAGAATAAAAAAATAATGAAATATGAGCCTAAAATTTTAATATTACAGGCTTTTTTATATTTAAGAGGTGCAATATGGCGAAAATAATAAGATTAGATGACAAAAAAGAATCTTTGGTAAATTATCTTAAAGAAATATTAGACATGGCCGAAAAAGGCAAGATAAAAAGTATATTAACAATGGCTATAGATGAATCAGAAAATGTAGATACAATGAAAAAGGATGTTATGATTGGATTTTATGACCTGAGTTTAAATGAAAAGTATTATCTTTTATCTCACCTGCAGGCTGAATTATCCTATAAACTAGTTGAATCAAATGTTGATAAATTGATTGAAATTATAAATGAATGAGGATAGCAACAATGGAATGTAAATGTATTATATGCGACAAAATATTTATTACAGAAAAAGAATATAAAACAAATCATTATGTCTGTAGTTTTGAATGTATTACATTATATGATGGAATAATAGTGTTATTTGACAGATATAAGAAGAAATTTGTTATTGATATAGATAAATTAAATAAAATAAGAAAAGAAATATTTAAAATTGATTGTATTGATTTAAAAGAATCAGAAAAAAGAATTAATTAATTAGATATATACAAAGACCTCTTAAAAGGTCTTTTTTTGTTAAATAAAATCGCAAAGTATGCGTAAAATACTAACCTTGCATGGACTAGAC